CCCCGCCAATCGCTAACTCAATACCCATTTTTCACGCTCCAAACCAAAGTAAACTTGGTCATGCAATTGCCCGTCTTTCATGATAGACCGTTTATTAACCCCTTCACGGATAAAGCCTATCTGCTCTGAATACTTTAAAGCCAACTTGTTGTAAATAGGGGTTGATCCGTTAATCTTTAAGCACCCCGTATGGTTAAAAACCCAATCTATCGCTAATCTGCCAGCCTCTTTTGCCTTATTACCGTACTTGCCTGGTAACATCGCCGAATGAGCATCAAAAGTGACCGCATTTAAAGGGTAAACAACGAACATCCCTGCCAGCTCTCGATCATACACCGCTAAGTAGTATATATTATCAACAATCGGGTACTCAACATCGCCACTAAAATCATCGCCTATACAGTCTTTTACCTTCGGGTGCTTTAATACTGCATTGATCACATCAATATCGAACGTTCTAGCTACTCTCAATTTCTGACCCATAAATAGCTAAATTAAACGCTGTTGCCCCGTCTGCTTGTACTTTAATCGAATCCCCTGCTGCTAGGACGCCCCTCTCAAAGCCGTAGTAAAGGCGCTCTCTTCCTGCCCCGCCTGGAATATGGATAGTATTCTTTAAAAAATCAGTGGCCCCGTCATTGTGGTATACATCAATATTTAAAGCCGTTGCTGTGGTATTAACCAGACTAACCACTGATATAGTCGAATTAATACCCGTCGCAGCTGTATAGACCGTTGTTAGCGTTGTTGTTGCGATCTGTTGTATGTCTCTAAAAGGATTTCTAGCCATGCTATTCCTTTAAAACCGTGTCACCCAAAATAATACCCTGGAACCTTAAAAGGCCCGAAAGATCATCGCTAATAGTAAGGTAAAACCCATCATCAAGACCTGCTTTATTGCCTGACGTACCATCTAAAACGACGGGGGAGGTAATATCTATCTCGAGAGCTGTCCAACTGTTAGTGGCCCCCAGAGATGATGTTTTCTCATCGATTCCAGCTAGATAGAACCCACCCATATCCCTAATAATGCCCTGGAATAAGCTCTCCCCATTAGATACAATAAGCAAGTTAACCCCGTTGGTCAGCGCCGCTAGGCCCATAAATTTATCGTATTCAATCTCTGTAATGTTATCGGCTAGAACAAACCTTAACCGTTTAGCGAGAAAGGTAGTGCCGTGGTCCGGTAGTGCCATCCACGTCGCCGACCCTGATGCATCTCCTAGCTGTAAATCATCTAATTTAAAAGTGGGCTTTGAACCACCCGATCTTAAAACCACCGCTTGAAGCTCGTTAACTGTCTGAGATGTTATTCCCATGTCCGCTAGGGGTATTGAAAAGGATTGCTCTGAAACGTCAATCACATTAATATAATCATTAATATTAACCGCGTTCCCCACCAAAACTGATGATGAAAGGAACGAGAACTCAACAGAATGATTAGCGCTATTGTAAGCGTCTAGGTCTATTTTGCCCGTTAAAACCCCGAAATGCTGCATATCCGATGTTCCGGCATTAGTAAATAGGGCTGCATCATTATTGTTCGCCGCTGTACAAACTATTTTGGCCCCACTAGCAAAGTTAAAGCTCGCATCACCTGTTCCTACCCACACAGCTCCCACAGTGAAAGTCTCTGTATCGACCATGATCGAGCCATCAAGGGTTAGGTTGTCATTATCCACCACCGCCGTGACTACAGCATAAGTTGTGTCAGTGGTATTTCTAACCGTCATTCCTACGCCTACAGTGGTTAAAAAGTTCTGCCCCGTGTCCTCTAGATTCGTTCCTGACGTTCCACCCGTTGCCGTTCCGCTGTCGGCGTTGGTGGTATCTCCCCCATCGTGGATAACCGTAGCCACTTCTGAGGAAACAATGGCTTGGTTCATCTCCCCGCCATAGGTCTCATTAAAGAAAAACTTAATATCAGCCCTCAGATTGTCATACTCACGCACATAGTTTACTGAGCCAACAACACCCCCACGATTATGAAGGCTTGCCCTGGCGTCTTGACCACTTTGATCAGCCCCAGAAGGAGTAACCTTTATCCCCATTAAGCTCTACCTTTCTTCTCATAGTATCCGAACATAACCCCAGCAACATCGCCGGTCGTCCCCTCATCATACTCAAGGGCGATAGCGTCACCAACACCTAGTCTTAATCGATCATCAAGGCGAAATTCCTCATGCCCTGTTGCTGCCACATATAAGAAATCAACAAGGCCGATAGAGGTTAATGTGCCTATACCTGTCGCTCCAGTATCCCCTTGCACCGCCGTTGTTACGCCGGAAGATGCTGCCGTGTTAGGGCTTGATCTATTCATATTCAAAGGGGTTATAGCTGTTACCCCGCTACCTGTCGCCGCCGTACCTGTTACAACGTGTAACTTGATTCGAGAAGCCTGAACAGCATTAACCCCAATGGCACTAATGACAAGTTGCAAGCTATTAGGGTGGTTATTCTGCCAGTAGGCGAAGTACTCGCCAGCGACAGGTGTGGTCATTTCAAACGCCACCGAATAAGCTTGCCCCGCATCCCTGGCGTTATAGTAACCTCTAGAATCTGATCTGGAACTAGCGTTAAATCTGTTGTCAGATCCCTTAACCCGAGCATCAAAGCCGGTCTGGTCGTCTTGATATAAAAATTCTATTCCGGCCATCTTACAAATCCTCTGCTATCTAAAATCAGCGCAAGTCCTGCAATAACGGCCTTAAGTAGCCTAACCTGTTCCTCGGCACTGGTTTCTATATCTCGTTCATGGTCAATGCTTTCAGCTTCAATACTCACGACGCCCTCCAAAACTTCTCTGTACCATCACTAAACAGATACCAATGGATACTTGTGCCTTCTTGTCTGATAGTAATCGTGTTGCCGCGCTGGCCTTTGTATCGAAGTTCTATAGTGCTAGTTACCTTAACCGAAGAGCCATCACCATTAGTCGTTATAATCTGATCATTCCATCCTGCATTAGAATCAAGCGTCACCGTCGAGCCATTTCTAATGTCACAAAAATCATTGTTAACCGCTGTATAGTTTGCCGTCACTATCTTAGAGTATAACTCGCGAACTTGAGTCGTCGGAATTAAGTCCTCGATCTGCTCTAATTCGCGTTTATGTGCCTGATACTCTGAACTAGCGCTACTGGTTTCAAATGACTCGCTATTAGTAACGTTGGTTATTGCATCACCAAAGCCTAGATTAACATTAATGTCTTGCTTCCATAAATTGTCGTAGCTAAACCAATTTATAAACTCTTGGTTGTTAGTTTCTAAGACAAACTTTGGAATAGGCTGCACATAAGGCGCTATCTTTTCAGCCAAGACCCATCTCCACGTCTGCATGTGCAGAAATTAACACCCAGTTGATTGCATCACTCATAGAAAACCTAAACATTCTGTTGTAAAAAGAGCCTAAACCTAGCCACTCTACATGATAAGTATAGTCTCCCTGTTCCCCTATATCAGCCCAGCGCTCACTAGACCATGTTCGCCCATTATCATCAGAATATTGCATCATCACCGTAGCTTGGACTGTAACTAAACTAGCCCCAGGCTCAATAACTAACTGCAAACTATTCATAAATAATTTATGCCCAGGGGGGCCTAGATCCTTGCTGCTAATGCTGATTGTATCGCGCTGCCTATGGATAACCAACCCATTATCAGTATAAGTATTCATGTCTATCTCGTAAATATTGCCGTTACGCCTATCTGATACTAGGTGCTTACCATAGACAAACTGATAGTCGCTAATAAGGTGTTGATCCTCTACCCCAAAAGCTAGGTTTGTCCATAGCTGCGATTGCTCATTAAAAAGCCATGTCTCATCGCCTGTTGGAAAGCTAAACAGGCAAAAATCTTGATTATCAAAACTAAAACAAACAGTGAAGCAATCACTCACATCCGAATACTTAGCGATAGCTTGCCCAATAGCCGGATTGCCGATTGCCTGTATTGTGATCCCGCTCATTCTTGAGGGCTGTTTATTATTGTCTAGGAAATAAATGTAGTTGTTGTTCGTAGACACTGAATATTTAGCGCTCGTGCCTACTTGCTGTACAGCGTTATTAACCCTTGCATAAGGGGGAGTGCCAGTGCCTATAAACGAGTTAGGCTCTATAGATTTAGCCCCAAACGCAAATATTTGCTGCCGATGGGCAACAACAGCCATCATCCCATCGGCTTTAGTATTAGCTTTTAAAATATTAGCGCTATTAACTGTTAAAGGCGTGTCAAGGTCAGCAAAGGCTAGGCCTGTCGTGCTTTCATAAATCACCCTGTCGTTAATGTATGCAGCTGTTGACGCTTTAGGTAGGTCGCCATCTTTGCCTAGGGTTAAAGTTGCACCGTTATAGGCGTAAGGTTTCCCATGCCCTGTCGTTATCACCAAATTGCCGGCAGTGTCCTCAACAAGAGTGCATCTAGTCGACCCTAAGATAGTGCCAATTAGAACGGCATCCCCCCTACGGTCAACACTGTAAAGTTCATCCCCTGATACTTTGTACAGGATGCCATTTAAAACGCCTAGCCCCCTATCAAAGCCATCTCCTGCGCTACCCCACTCCTTCAGCCCTGGAAATGGCTGCATACTGACCGCTTCATCGCCACCTTGATTAACCTCAACATAGAAATTACGGGTAACCTGCGCCCCGACCGGAAGCGATCGATTGGTATATGTCGGGCCAACTAAAGGGACGGGTATTTTAGCCATTATTAATATTGTACCGTTGCGATCCTGAGAGGGCTGCATCTAACGCCATCACAGGTAAATTAGAGTACTTGCTTTGTAATTCCGTGACCATTTGATCGCCTGCCTCAGAAAGACCTGGCGCTATTTGTCGGCGGTGCTTTACCATTAGCCGTAATGCCAAACTAAGCTCTATGGCTTCCTCATCTGCAACATCAACATAGACCGTATCTGAAGCCGCTAGAGTGGCCAGCCCTAAATCAATGCCAATGTTCGCCCAACGTGCAAACATGCGGTTTAGGCGGTTTAACGCATCTGTATTCACGCCCGACTCTAAAGATTGCCCTTCTGCCAGTATCCCCGCCATCTTTGCTGATGAATCAATCATGTTTTGCGCGGTTGTCATACGGTTAACCCTTCGCTAGTAGCCTTGGATGTCTTCTTGCCAGCTTTTGCCGCTTTTGGCGAATCAAACCAGCCTTTAGGGATCTTATCAGGGTCAAACAACTTGTTAACGACTTGACCATTCTCAAACTTATACATACACCACGGGTCTTTTGCCGCTACTGCTGAGTTGTCATGCCCACATTCTGTACAAACCATAATCTCTCCAAAATCGGGGCCGTTCTAGACCCCTTATTGCTTATGCAAATGGTGTTGCTAGCGTTCCTACGCCGTGGGTAGTTCCTGAAATACCCCACGTGGTAGAACTCAAAGCCACTGCTCGGATTGCAGACCCAACCAACCGGCCTGTTACATCGCTGTCCATATCAAGTGATACGGTAGATGAGATGGTAGCTACAAAACTATCACCACCCTCTGCCACTGCCGTTGATACAGCAGCAACACCGCCACCCATAAAAGTGGTCGACGCATCAGTATCGATTGAATGAGAGTTACTAGTGCCTGCAACTGTTGTTAAGAAATCAAAAACCATGCCTACCACTGGTGCTGGTAAGATATAAATTTGACCCGCTGCATCATCAAAGAGACATAAAGACCCTGATTCAGACGCAAGCAACTGTCGCGCAGTAGTACCACCCGCTAGACCGGAAATAACCTCAAGGTGACGCCCTGGCATTACTGCCCCCTCATCGGTGTTCGTTCCTATTTGTTCTAAAGCCATGATGACTTCTCCTTAGTTGTTAGCCCATCGGTGAGCAAGCTCAGGCCGGATTGCATTGAAGCCGTAGGTAATATCAAACCGGCTCACGAATCGAGAGTTAACAATATCAAACCCTCGGACAAATCGCATTGAAATGCCATCCATGACCTTGCGCCCTGCCATATCCATTCCACCAGGTACAGGAAGGTCAGCAGTTGCAAAAGCAAACGCATCTCTATGGAACCCTAGCGAGACATCATGAGCGGCCGCATTGCCACCAACTTTAGTAAGAGCTTGGTTATTAGCCGCGCCATTACTCACGTTCTGGTAAGGACCTGTTGCTATAATTTCAGGCGTAAACGTGATGGTTGTTGCACTTGCGCCAATAGCGGTGGTAACAACAAACTGCTGCAAGTTACCAGTATCCACCTTAGTTTCTGGATGCACCCGATTAACGCCTGCAACGGTAAAGACATCACCCGCTGTCATGGTGCCAGCACCCGTATCGATAGTAAGGCTTGCGCCTGTTTGAGCAGTTGCTGAGTCAGTCAGATAATCACCTGTGCCGTCATCAGTTCCAGTGGTGTGGCGAGGCATGTGAGTATTTTCAAAGAAACTATACCCAGAAGTCCGACCTATACCGCCTTCTCTAAAGTTAGCCCCGATAGTACTTTGAGGGTTGAACAAGCCTTTTAACGCATCATTCAAATCAAGATTATCAGAAGTATTTAAACAAGCCGTAACAGTGTTGTCTTGCGGCACAAGGTTATCGACAAGAAGCTTTCTACCATTACCGATTAACTTGTACGTCATGTCAGACGCTACGTTATTGACTTGATTGTAGACTTGCTTATAAACACTGTTGATCATGTCTGATTCAGCTTTAGCAGCTAGTACTGACATGGCAGGTTCAAGGTGTAGCTCGGAGAATGAATCAATATCCATCTGGAGCTCTTCATCAGTGAACTTCGCACCAACGTGCTTTCGACTGGTAATAGCTAGAGATGTGTTCTTCTCTACTGTGTCTTGTGCTGTTAATACTGCACCGTCTGTTACCTCATACTGAGCAGGTAAACGAATCCGAAGAGTGTCACCAATCTTGGCACCGCTTTGAGCAAATGAACTGTCATAAGATCGGTTTACCCGTCCTATGAAATTTAACTTTGCATGTAGAACCCGTAGGGATTCCCGCAAAATCTTATCTGTGGTTAATAGCGTGTTAGCCATTTAAGTCACCTATTGCGAATTTCTCGCATTAATTTGTGCATATCGTGCCTCCAGCCATTCAGCGTCTGTCATATCAGCCTCATCCTTTGAGACCTTCTCCGCACTGCCTAGAGGCGTTATAGGATCAGGAGCTCCACTTACCAACTTTGGTTTTAGTGCGTCTACCTGAAACTCAATTTTGGTTAACTCGATAGCTTGCTGAATAGGTGGTAAGGCAAATATCTTTTCAGCCACGTCCAAATTTGATCCCAAGTGATAAGCAACCTCTGGCCCTTTATCCATGTCAAAGAGGCGCTCAGCCATATCGATAGACATAAATTGGTGCCCGTAAGCAACGTCCTCAAAGTCTTCAAAGTTACCTCGCTTCTCTGCTAAATTAGCATCAAAGCCAGCCTTTTTAGTCTTCAACTCCGCCTGCCTTGCGGTCTCTGTATTCGCTTGATCTCGTACTTGGTTCTCTGCTGATATCCTGTCGTAAGCTGCATTACTAGCCGTTTCAGCTACAAACTTGGCGTTAGCCTGCTGATACTTTGAATGATCATCAAAATCATCCTCATTAGGTGCAACTATTTCAGGCTCTTTAGTAACGGGTTTATTAGTTTCAAGCTGTTTAATTCTCTCCTCTAATGCTGCCGTTTCTTGCCTTGCCTCGTATTTCTCACGAGTTAACTGATTTATCCGCTCTTGAACCTTATTCACTTTCTTAGGCTCTATAGCGTCCACATTCTCTATTTCGGTTGTGGCGTCCGGTGCAGGTGACGATTCTGCAATAGGTGCGTCTTGAGTCGGTTCAGACTCGGGCTGTTCATCTGGCATAGATAACGATCTCTCGAATTTAACCTACTAACCCAGTAGTGGGGGCCTGTTGTGGTGCAGGCGCACTTTGTATCAAGCCGACTATTTCAGCCAGAGCTTGATTCATTAATTGTTGATTGCCCTGGTCTCTAGCTAATTCAGCTAGGGCTACAGCGTTCTCAACATCATTCTGTTCTGCTTCGGTAAGACCTTTAACAGCGCTCGCTTTCTTGTTGGCTGTATCGGCCTCTATATTGCCTATTTTAGCTTGTTTTTCGGCCACTTCCAATTGTATAGCGGCTTGCTGTATCTGTTGCTGTTGTTGGGCTTGTTGCTGTTGTTGCTGCATTTGCTCTGATTCTTCCTCGGTAGGCTCAGCAATACCGGGCGGTAATAGCTTTCTAAGACGTTCAGCAATCTCATCGGCACCAGGCCAATCAAGGTTTTTAGCCACTAGATCACCAGACACTTCAAGTATCTGTGGAAAGACTCGAGCCAACTCAACCATACTACTAGCGGCTTCAATCCTTCGAGTGCGATACGATGGCCCAACACCCACTCTGACATCATATTTGCCGCGCGTCAGATCGTTTTGAATCTTCATGCCATCAGGTGTTAACATAGGCCGGTTGATTTCAACAAACTTGATTGAGTCATCCTCGCCTCTTAATCTGATCATTCTTTGAGTATCATAGTACTTAGGGATTAGGTCTAATATCACCCTCCCAGTATGCTCTACAGCCGATGCTAGGTTGGCCATGAATAAGGACGTGCCAAGATCTGCCTCCTGTTGCAATGCTATTACCGCTTTACCTGACCGTTGTTCGGGTAGTTGCCCTGTACTAGCTTCAAATACGCCCGTAGCCTGTTGGATATCTTGTGCGCTTATCTGGGCTTGCTGTAATAGTCCTGACTGCATTGAAGGTGGCGCTATTCGTTGCGGTGGTGGAGCTTTGCTGTCAGGGTTATAAGGTAAATAAGGTAGATTCTTTTGATTCGCTTGATTCCAAAACTCCTCATAACCTTTAATTTGATCTTTAGTCACCAAGTAAGGCGCTTTGGGTTGCAACGCAATCGTCTCAGCCGCCGCACTATTCCAATAGTTATACATCCGTTGTGGGTCTTTAGCTGGCCTTACTATCCCTCGATACTCAGTTTTGCCCTCGATATTCTCCTCAACCCCATATACAGGGATACCAGGGAAATACTTGCCAGGCCAAATAGTGTGCTCTAATATGTCAAACGCCGATAGTTTGTACCAATGGATTTCATCAATCTCAACCTCTCTGGTCTTGACCGGCTCAATACCTTGCTCTCTATACCCTTGAACGTCTTGTTGAGTGATCTCATCGGTTGGGATAACCACACCGTTAGACAATTGGGTTAATTCGCGCTTCTTCTTCTTCTTAACAAAGTATTCACCAATCCTAACTGAATCAGCCGAATACCAGCGTTCCATCGACTCACCCACACTAGGGCTAGGCGTAGAACTTGGAACGTCTTTACCGTAAAGCATCTTGAACTTGTCTGCGCTCATGGTTTCAGATTTGATGCAAAACCTGCCGTCCTGTTTTTGTGGCTCTGTCGCATCAGGGTCAAAGTACCAAGTAAAAGGATTACGCTCACGCTGTATCACAATGTCCTGGGTGAATATATCATCGGTATTCTCTACCGTGTTAACCCGCCAAACGCCATATCCCATCTTCACCTGGAAGTTGGCCGCTGTCATATAAGCACTGGATTGGGCTTTTGAAGTCTGTTCAATCTGTCTTGTTAAGTCCTCCATTACTGAGGCGGTTTCTTTGTCAGCACCATCATCCATTGGGTCCACTTTAATAGAAGGCATGTTCTGTCTAATGCCCCCAGTGACCTTTCTAATAGACTGCCCGATGTGATCTAGGGTAAGCATTGGACGACCTTCACGATCGTTCTTAACATCCTCATCCCACTGGTCTAGAGCGGCGAATTTAAGATCATCCACCATGTCAGCTCTATTCTCAGACTCAGCCGTAAACGCTAGATCAAAGTCAGCCATAAACTGCCTGATGATTTTGTCTTTCTCTTTCTGTGAGAACTTACTTAGTTTCTTTTCAGGCATTCATCCAGCCCCCAGAAGATACGGGTATTGCTAGTTTCGACCACTGACTCACCGGCTCAGCAAATGTCAACGCTAAGGCATCGCCAATGTCAGGACTAAAGCCATATTCTTTTTTAATCTTCTCTTTCTTCCACAACACTATTCTGTCCATTGAGTCTCGGTCATAAGGGCTAGCGCAGAGGTCAGCTTGGATCTCGTCATCGTCTGGTATCTCTACATCAAGGTTTTCATCGCTTAACCATAAATTCATTTCGCCCCACATCTCGCCGCGCTTGTTTTTGTACTTCTCGCCATCTAACGGGCTTGAGCCAAAGGCTATAGCTTTAACATTGTCATAACCTAGCTCATGCAATCGATCTACCAGGTCACTACCACCACCAGCATCTATAAACATCATGTCAGGCTTCTTGTTAGCTATTGGGCAGACCTCATCTAAAACCTTCTTACACTTCTGTACAGCCTTACCAAGAGAGTTAACCGCCTCACCTGTCCATGACTTAGCATCATAAGCCTTTCTACTCTGTCGCTTAATGATGCTGAACCTATCACCGCCTCTTGATGGGTCTACGCCAACAATGTAAGAGCCGTTCCCATTGACCTCAGACTTCCTTGCCTTAACTACGTTATCTGCACCAATCAATCCAGACTCGCCTGATAGTTGAAATGCTTCCGCTGCATTCATTGGGTATTCTTGTTTAAACGATCGTTCCCCATCAGTACCGTCTGCTGACAAATCAGCTATCTTTGTGCGCCTCCAATAGATCTGATCGGTTGTAATATCGTACTGTTCAGCTAGTTCAGATTCTTCTACCGTTGCTTTGAATTCTTTAGGTGGTGTTTTTGAATACTCTTCCTGCCAAAACCAGGGAACGAATACAGGAATAAAATCATTCTCTCCCCTCTCTGCAGCTTTCCATTGTTGGTGAAAGAAGTTGCCCACCCCATTAGCTGTTGACTCGTAAATAACTTCAGTTCCATCAGCATCAGGGACCGTTTGTAGTATCCCTTTAGCGTGTTCACTAGCGTTAGGCCAGAATGCTACCTCAGACCCATGAAAGTATTGATTCGTTTGGCTTCGACCTACCGACTTATTACCTGCCGTGCCTATTTGATAGCCTGAGTCTAAAAGGTTAAACAGGAGCTCTTTAGCATTGGCAGCGCTTGTACTTGGCTTAACAAACTTAGGTAGATGTTCAAAGTAACGTTTAGCCATGTTAAACAGGTTTTGTGAGGCGTCATCTTCATGCGTAAGTATATAAGCTCTTACCCCTTTCTCGTGGGTTGTTCTCCACATAAAACGGCCTTCAATGTAAGTGCTTGCCCCTTGTTGCCTGCCTTTTAATATTATGGCTCTTACTTTACCTGTCGTATCCTTTTGCTCTTCTAGCTTTTGATGGATGAACAGTTGGGCTTTATTTAATTGAAGCGGCTTCAACCCTTTGTCTTTAGTTCTAATGAATAAGCAATTACGGGCATAGAATGCAAAGTCACTCTTTAGCCTTTTACGCTTTTGTAGTTCTAGCTCATTCATTTAATGACTCTAACCATTGTTCGTGTGTTTGGGTTGTTACTTGTGCGATTAGGTTTAAATCTGAAGGTTCTTTATCGTCTGGCAAGTACTTGTTAATTAACTTTAATTTAGTGTCGATAACCTTTGAAAGCCTTGTTATTTCTAAATTGTCTAATTCTTCATCAAGGTCTCTTAGTTTATCAAGCAAAACAATAACGTGCTCTACATGCTTTTGGTTAGAAAGCTGCTCCCTTAAAGCATCCCGCCGCATTTGTCGGTTATGCGCTGCCACTGATACTCCTGTCTTAGGCATTACTTTCCAGCCTCTAACCTAGTCACTAGTTTTGTACCATATGAACAGCGCCGACAGTATAGGTTATTGAATCACCGTCCCCATGGGTTGCTGTTATTCTGTATTCACTTGGTAGCATTTCATTTGCCGCTATATTTGCCGCCGCGATAATGTTCATCCCTATTTGTATTGTGGTAGTCCCAGTGGCGGTTATTGCAGCGCTGTCGATAATATTGTAAAACGTCCCTGATAAAGGGTCTTTGCCCTCTATTGAAAACACCACACTCGGGGTAGAGGTCACTGCAGTACAATCAATGGTGAATATACTTGAGATAACTTCCTCTGCACTTAGTACCGAACTGACAATGGTTGCAGTCCTTGCGGCGCTTGTGAATAGAGTCTGGGGCTGTCTGCGAATTGTCATTGGTTTCTGACCTCGATTTTAAATGATCGCTCAAATGTTCTTGGGGTTGCGTTAGTCGTCACTATTAGCAGTTTAACCGTTGCTATGGTTCCATCCGTTCCTGCACTAGTCCAAACTGTTACTACGTTGCCACTATTGGAGCTTGAGTCTATTGTAATGTTTGTCCCTGTTGCCGTTATGGTGCTAATAGCATCGACTTGAAGCATAGGACCAAAATCAATCGTATAATCCACTACATCACTGGGGTCTTTTGCATCATCCCCTTTAAAGATTAAGTCTCTATGCCATTTTACAGTCATGGGTCAACCTTTCGCCTATTGGGTGGCATAATTATAGATCTATTTTCGTTTGGCATATACAGCGATCTATTTTGAGAGGGCATTGTGATTATATTTTCACCTCTCATTCTTGTTTCTCTGACCGTTGATGCGGTGCCACCCATCCCTAAATTGGTTATTATCGTTAATAATGGCATTAGTCTGCAACTTTAGTGAGCGTTTCTAGCTCTTCTTTTAACTTTTTAACCTCAGCTTTTATCAGGTCTCTTTCTGCTCTAGTAGCGTTCAACTCAACCTCTTTCATCCCTAAAAGCTTGTAAATGTAATCGATGCTCATTAGCCTTGACCCTGAAACCCTGAAATAGTGATATGCATGGTTGTTATTGCAGCGCTTACATCGACAAATAGCGCCGTATTAGCTGTTGGTTGCTTCCAAGGAGGGTCAAACCTGTGTACCACGCCCCCTGTTGCTGGTGCAGGGAATACCGCTGAAATACTGCCCCCTGACCCGTCTAATAGTGTAACAAATCCATTGGTTGATGCGTGAGCATTGTGAACAATAATGCTAGTGACGTAATTATGCACCCCTGCACCGCCCGCATCTAGACCGGTAACAGCATCCTCAGCCCCGTCAGTATTTCCTATGTAGAATTCTACTTGCTCTTGAGCTGTACAGTCAGACCTTGTAATTATTGCGCCTTGTAGGTCAGTGGCAATATAAGAAGCATCCGCCTCTGCCACCTCAGTTAACGCCTCAATTGCCGCTGTAGCTCTTGACCCTATTAGAACAGGGTTTCCCGCTGCCGCTGCATCATGTGCGACATCACCCACCATCTCTTGAGTATTAGTTGATGCCTGTGCTGTATTTTGAGTAGCGAATGTACCAGCATTAATCACGCTACCTATTACGGCAGTTGAGGCCATCAACTCTACCATTTGGCCTGCAGTAGAATTTAATAGTACTGCCCCAGCATCGTTATCCGTTAGCGCTGTTGGTGTGCCGCTTTGGAATACGCCGCCTTGCACATTTACTTTAGAAGATCCTAGCGTGAAAGCTGCACTGTCTGCAAATACAGGATCATCAATCAACTGTAGAGCAGTAAGCGCCGCCCCTGAAATTGTTGAGTCAATTGTATTGGTAATATCAGTAACCGCTGTAACAGTCGTCACCGTGTCGATCGTGCCGCTAGCTGGGTTTGCTGTTACTGTGCCATCAACTGTTATTGAATTGCCGCCATCATGAATGTGTACGGCCCCATCCGTTTCCATTGCAATAGCGCCAGCATCATTTGCGTTCACAGATTGAGTTCCAGCAAAACCCATCATCATCACGCCTGAATGAGTGCCGAGGGTAAAGGCTGCATCATCTACATGGACAATATTATCTATTAACTGGAGAGCTGTTAGTGCTGCGCCATCCTCTTGTACAACAAACGTCCCTGCATTGGTTACAGCGTGAGCGTTTACGGTGAGAGTCGCCGCCGAAACATCCATCGCCGCGCCTTCCTGAATGTATAAAGCACCAGAAGCATTAACCTGGAATGGCGCTATCTCGTTATCAGTACCAGCTAAAGCAGCAAGCGTATCATTTCTGACCGCTCCAATCACATTGCCCTTAGTCGTTGTCTCTGTATAAGTAGTGGTCCCTAATGTCGCCACCGCATCATCTAGCAGCTGTAATGCTGTTAAAGCCGCGCCATCCTCTTGGACAACGAATGTACCAGCGTTTGTCACTGCATGAGCATTAACGGTTAATGTTGCAGCAGATACGTCTAAAGCTGCCCCTTCTTGAATATACAAAGCGCCGGTAGCATTGACTTGAAATGGAGCGTAATCACCATCAGTACCCGCTAAGGCCGCTAGAGTGTCGTTTCTAACCGCTAGAGACATTACCCCGAGGATCGCAGTGCAAAAACTGCGAAAAGCTTTTATTGCTAACGCTTCGCATGAGTTACG